AACACACCATGAATCTCGACGTTTTCGAGGGCGACGCGTTCCACATGATCCCGCTGTCGCAGGCAATGACGCTGCTGCCGCACGTGCCGACTGCGATCCGGAAGATGGGCCTGTTCTCCGAGGTCGGCATCAACACGACCGACGTGATGATCGAGCAGCAGTCCGAGTCGCTGGCCCTGGTGCCGGCGACGGCGCGCGGCGCCCCTGGCAAGGTCACGAACCTGCCGCGCCGCAACGTCCGCAAGGTCGGGTGCACGCACCTGCCGCAGCGGTTCGCGATCCAGGCGGACGAGGTCCTCGCGCTGCGCGCGTTCGGCACGCAATCCGAGCCCGAAGTCGCGATGAAGCGCCTTATGGAGAAGGCTCGGATCGCTCGTCGCGACCTTGACCTGACGATCGAGTGGCAGCGCATGGGCGCGATCAAAGGCATCGTGCTCGACGCGGACGCCTCGACGCCGCTGCTGAACCTCTACACCGAGATGGGCGTGACTCAGCAAACGCTGAACATGAACCTCGACGTCTCGGGGACCAAGGTGCGCTCGACGACGGTGTCGGTGTCGCGCATGATCGAGGACGCGCTCGGCGGCGTCATGCACTCCGGTACCGAGGTGATGGCGAGCGCCGAGTTCTTCGACGCGTTCATCGATCACCCCGCCGTGGCCGACGCGTGGCACTACGCCGGCAGCGGCCGTGCGCCCCTGACGGGCGACTTGCGGCGCGGTTTCGAGTTCGGCGACATCGTCATCCGCGAGTACCGCGGCAAGGTCGGCGCCACCCGGTTCATCGAGGCCGGCTGCGCGTACGCCGTGCCGCTGGGCGTGCCCGACCTGTTCACGACGTACTTCGCCCCGGCGAACTACCTCGAAGCGGTCGGCACTGACGGCCTGCCGTACTACGCCAGCCGCGAGATGATGGACCACAACAAGGGCGTCGAGGTCGAGACGCAGAGCAACCCGCTGCAGTTCTGCTCGCGCCCGAACGCCATCATCAAGCTGGGCCTGAACGCCGCCGCCCTGGCCTGACGCATGGCCCAGTTGGGCTACATCGCACGCGCCTCGCGCGTGGCCCTGACCAAGTACGGACAGGACGCCACGCTGCGAGGCGTTTCCGCTGGCAAGGTCGCGATCTTTCGCGACTTCGCGGACGCCCCGGCTCGCCTCGACGACGCGAACGACAACCACGGCACGTCGATCGACGTGGCGGTCATCGGGTCCGAGTTCGCCCCGAAGACCGGCGACACCCTGGTCCACCCGGACGGCACGTTCAAGCTCGACCGCAAGGTCGACGATAACGGCTACGTCCGGCATTTCATCGTCGTGGCCGCGTGACCCGGATCCTCGACGTCACGGTGCGGGTCGCGCCGATCGAAGCGATGGCCGACCGAGTGGGCCGCGCCGTCGAGCGGCTGGCCTCGGCGACGGACGCCATCGACGCCGTCAACCTCGTCACGGCGAAGTACGACGAGGTGCTGCGCGCCGGCATGATCGCCGACATCAATCTGTCCGACGCTTACGTGCGCTCGAAGACGGATCTCGCGTTCGCGCTGCGCAACCCCGAGGCGTCGATCACCGTGCGCGGCGACCTCACCATCCTCGGGCACTACCCGCGGACCCAGCTCACCCAGGCGGCCGGCAAGCGGTCGCGCGGCGACCCTTCGAGGGGTATCCCCGCGGGCTCGAAGCAAGCCGGCCTCAGCGTGGGCATCAAGCGCTCGACGCCGACGGTGCAGCCGAAGTGGTTCAGCATGAAGCTGCGCCGCGGGACGCAGGCCGGCGACAAGGTCGGGGTCTTCGTCCGCGTCGGGCCCGGCCGGAAAGACGTGCGGCACATCTACGGCCCCTCGCCGTACAGCCTGTTCCGCTTCCAGGCGAGCAAGCATCTCGATCAGATCGCCGAGGAGCTGCAGGCCGAGGTCGGCCGCAGCGTGGAGCAGGCTCTGTGAACATCGTCCTGCTCCGCCGCGCCGAAGACGTCTCCGAGGAGGTCGTGCGCCGCGTGCTGCTGTGCACCCAGGCGCAGGGCGCCGAGACCAACCTCGGGGCGGCGCTCTATCGGGGCCGGCGCCAGATCGACGACGAAATGATCCCGTGCGCCTCGGTTATCGAGGGCGACGACGAGATCGTCGAGCAGAAGGGCCCGGAGGTCACGGTGCGGCAGAAGTACGCGATCTACGCGTACGTGCCCTGCGACCCGGCCGACCCGAACGTGGCCGCACACGCGGCGCTGCGCGACATGAAGCGCGCGATCTGGCGGACGAACGGGCAAGTCGACTACCGCTGGGGCCGTACGGTCCGAGAGGTCGTGTACGAAGGCAAAGACATCGCGCCGCGCTCCGACGGGCAGGCGTTCGTCCTCGCCATCCTCGTGTTCACCGTCGAGTACGTCGAGACGCTCGGCGCTCCATAGCGAAAACGGGCGCATAGAACCGCGGCGTTGTGCCCGGCACAATGGGTGCGGCCGATTCAGTTCGATCTAACGAAGGAACCTCATCATGGGCACCGCACGTGGCTTTCTCGGCGCAGGCGATATCTACATCGCCCGGTACGACACTCAGGCGCTCGCGTTCCTGCCGCCCGCCGGGCCGTACGAGAGCACGAAGTTCCAGATCAAGGCCACGACCAAGCTGACCGAGATGACCGGTCGCGGCAAGGGCACGTACGGCCAGATCATCGAGTCGGTCGCCACGCCGCAGCCGACCGAGTTCGAGATGGAGATCGCCGAGGTCAACCGCGAGTCGATGGCCCTGGCCGTGCTGGGCAGCGTCGCCACGTACACGCAAACCGGCGCCGTGGTCAGTTCGCCGGTCAACCTGACCGCGGAACTGGACGCCTGGGCCAAGCTGGCGCACCACACCCTGACTGCCGGCACGGTGGTGGTGAAGGATGTCACCGACGCGACGATCTACGTCCTGGGCACCGACTACGAGGTGAACCACGCGCTCGGCTGGATCAAGGCCCTGTCGACCGGCGCCATCGCGCAAGACGACGTGCTGCACGTCACCTACACCTACGGCACGGTCGCCGGCCACCGCGTGCGCGGCGTGACCGACCCCCAGGTGCGGGCGCAGATCATGTTCGACGGCATCAACCTCGCTGACAACTCGCCGTGCCTCGTCGAGTGCTACGAGGCGGTGATCTCGTCGAGCGCGGCCTTCGACTTCCTGGCCGACAAGTTCAACAGCGTGCCGATGACCGGCCGGTTGAAGACCCCGACGGGCAAGACCGAACCGTTCGAGATCCGCCTGCCCAACGGCTGACGACGTCGCGGCGGGCGACGCATCTCCCGCCAACGTTTCCTCACTAGCTCGGAGCACCGATGGCAACGTCGTCTCGACGTGATGTCAAGTTGGTGGTGCAGACCGAGTCGGTCGGCGAGGAGAACCTCCGGCGCCTCGGCTCCGAGTTCAGGACGCTCGCTAAGGCGGGCGGCGAGATCGGCCCGGCTCTGCTGGCCGCCGCCGACCAACTCGATCGCCTCGCCGATCAGTCCCGCGCGGTCGAGGGGTTCAAAGCCCTCGCCGCCCAGGTCGAAGACCTCGCCGCCCAGCAGAGCAAGGCCGCTGCCGCTTCCGCGGATCTCGCCCAGGATCTGACCGCCCAGGGCGAGCGCGTCGAGGCGCTGCGCGCGAAGCAAGCCGAAGCGACCGCTGCGGTCCGCGCTCAGCAGGAGACGCTCGCCCAGGCGCGGGCGGCCCTGCGCGCCCTATCGACCGAGTTCGACGCGGCCGGGCGGAAGACCGAGGAGTTCCGGACGCGGACCGCCGCCGAGCGCGCCGCGGTTGAGGCCGCCGCCGCGTCTCTGCGCGAGAAGAAGGCCGCCCTCACCGACATCAACACGGAGACCGGCCGCGCCGTGGCCGCCGAGGGCCAGCTCGCCGCCGAGTACCGTCAGGTCGCCCAGCAGGCCGGCGCGGGCACCCAGGCGCTGCGGGACCGCCGGCTCGCGCTGGCGGATGCGGCGGCGGCGGCCCAGGCGCTCGGCGTCGAGACGACGGACCTCGCGGCGGCGGAGACCCGCTTGCGGGAGGCCCAGGCCGCCACCACGCGGGCGGTCATCGAGGCCCAGGACCAGCAACGGCAGGCCGCCGAAGCGGCCGAGGCCGCCGCGCTCGCGCTCGCCGAGGCCCAGGAGAGGGGCCGTACGGCGCTGCAGGCGGGGCTCGCGCCCCTCCGGGAGGGCCGGACCTCGCTCGAAGCCTACAGGGGCGCCCTGGCGGCCGTAGAAGCGGCCGTGCAGGGCTACGCCCAGGCGCTCGGGTCGACCGCGCCGGCCGCGCTCGAACGCCTCGAAGCGGAGGAATCCCGCGTCCTGGCCGTGCACCGCGAGCAGCAGGCCGAACTACAGCGGCTCGGGCAGGCCCTGACCACGCTCGGCGCGGCGGAGATCCGCGCGGCCGAGTCGTCCCGCGCGGCGGCCGACGCCCGTGTGTCCAACAACGAGGCGCTCGCCCGCGAGGCGGCGATCCGGGCGGAGTTGGCCGCCACGGTGCGGACGGTCGCCGAGTCGTACGGCCTGGAAAGCCGGGAAGCGCTCGCCGTCGTCGCGGCCATCGAGAAGGTCGCGGCCAGCAGCGCCGAGGCGGCGGCTCAGGCATCTCGGCTCGCGGCGGCCCGCAACGAGCAGCGCGAAGCCGACCGGCTGGCCCGGTTGGAGGAGCAGGGCCTCGCCGACGCGATGGAGCGGGCTCGGGCGGCGGCCCAGTCCGAACTGGCGGCAATCGCCGAGTCCGAGGCGTTCATGCGCCGCTACGCCGCGTCCGTGCGCGAGGCGGGCAGCGCGGCGACCCTGGCGGCCACGTCCGCCGGCCGAGCGCTCGAATCGGCGTTCGGGCAGGTCGGCCTGCGGTCCATGCAGGCGATCGAGGCGGAGATTGTCAAGACCGAGGCCGCGCTGTCGCTGCTGCAGCGGCAGGCCCGCGCCGGGGCGATCTCGCAGGACGAACTCGCCCGTGCGGTCGGCGGCGCGCAGGTCAAGCTCGCGGCGTTGAAGCGCGAGATCGAGACGACCCCGGCCGTTGCGGGCGCGTTCGAGCGGCTGTCGGGGCAGATCAACGGGCTGATCGGCCGGTTCGGCGCGCTCACCGCCGCCGTGGCGACCGTCGGCATCGCCGTCAAGCCGGTGCTCGACGCGACGATCGCGCTCGACCAGATGACGCGCACGCTGACGAAGGTCACGGGTAGCGCGCAAGAGGCCGGACGACAGATCGAGTTCGTGCGCAACGTCGCGCAGCGCGCCGGGCAAGAGTTCTCCGTGTCGGGCGAGGCGTTCGCGAAGTTCGCGGCGTCGGCGCTGCAGGCCGGCATCGCCTCGAAGACGGTCAGGGAAGTGTTCGAGTCGGTCACGCTGGCCGCCGGCAACCTGGGGCTCAGCACCGACCAGACGAAACGGGCGCTCGAAGCCCTCGGGCAGATCGCCTCGAAGGGCGTCGCGCAGATGGAGGAGTTGCGTCAGCAGTTGGGCGACGCGCTCCCAGGCGTGTTGCCGCTGCTGGCGAAAGAACTCGGGCTCACGACCGCCGAACTGAACAAGGTCGTCGAATCGGGCGGGCTCGTCGCATCGGAAGCGATCCCCGCGATCGGCCGTGCGATCCGCACCCTGGGCCCCGTCAGCGGGCAGGTCAGCGGCATCGTCCAAGAGTTCAACCGGTTCAAGAATGCGCTGCTCGAAGCGGGCACCGTGTTCGTCACGGGGCCGTTCGGCGGCGCGATCGGCGCGGCGCTGCAGACCATCGGCTTCGTGCTCACGCGCATCGCGTTCGGCGTCGCAACTATCAGCGAAGGGTTCAAGGTCGCAGGCGTCGTGATCTACGAGACGATCAACCTGATCGTCAACCGGGACATGGAGGCGTTCCGTACCGCAGTGGGTCGGGCGGTCGACGAGTCGGTGACGAAGCTGGCCGGGCTGTCCGACCGCATGCGGGACGTGGGAGACGGGGCCTCGGCGGCAGCGGAGCACCTGGGCGCCATCGAGCCCGCCGCTACGGCCGCCGCGACCGCGACCGCCGCGACGGGCGATGCGGCCGAGCGCGCCTCGCAGAGCCTCGTGTCCATCGGCTCGGCGGCGACTCAGGCCGCGCAAGGGCACGCCGCCGTTGCGCAGTCGGCCGGAGCCGCCGCGAAGGCGACCGAGGCCGCGTCGACGGTCAACCTCTCGTCGGTGCGCTCGTACGCTCAGCTTTCGCTGCAGCTCGAAAAGCAAGAGAGTGCGGCGAAGCGCGCCGCGCGGGCGGCCGAGGACCACACGGAGGCGGCGAAGCAGTCGGCCAAAGCGATCGAGTCGCTTGCGAGGCTTTCGGGCGACGACGCTCGGGCGAAGACCGCGCAGGCCCAGGCGTCGCGGGTCGTGGCCGTCGCCTTGCAGCAGCAGGCCGACGCCGAGCAGCGCGAACTGGCCGTGCTCGTGCGGGGCCGGGCGGACCGCGCCGAGTACCTCAAGAGCAAGGGGCAGACCGCCGAGCAGATCGCCGTCGTCGTGAAGAAGCTCGACGAGGAGATCCAGAAGAAGACCGCTGAGATCGAGAAGTCGCGTGAGGCGGCCGAGGCCGCTCGGGTCGAGGCGGAGGAGAAGCGACTGCTGGCCGAGGCCACGCGGGACAACACGTCGCGCACGATCGAGTACCGCAACGCGCTCGACGACGCGCGGGCCGTGCTTGACGTGCTTGTCACGCTCGAACGCGACGGACTCGCCACGAAGGCCCAGGTCGCCGCTGCGACCGAGGAGGTCGTCAAGGCCCAGCGCCTGTACTCCGACGCGGTGCGCGACACGGCCGCCCGTGTGGCGGAGAACACGAAGGCGCTCGAAGCCGACGCGAGCGTGCGCAGGGCCGGGCTCGACGTGCAACTCGCCGAGGCGAAGGCGAAGGAAGACCTCTCTCAGCGGCTCGGCCTTGAACTGAGCGCGCGACAGCAGGTCGTGCGGCAGCGCGAGATCGAGCTGCAGATCCAGAAAGACGACATTGCGCTCGCGAAGCAAAAAGCCGAGCTTGAGATCCAGGCGGTCGAGCAGTTGCGGTCGGAACTGCAGGCCGTCGGCGAGCTGACGCCCGAACTCGCTCGCTCGCTCGATCTCCGGCTGAAAGACGCCCAGGCGGCGCAGTTGCAGGCCGATGCGAAAGAGCGCGGCATCGTGGTGCTGCAGCGTGAACTCGACGCCCTTCGGCGCAACTCCGAAGGGCTGTCGGAGAACACCCGGGCGCGCTCGCGCAACACAGGCGCCGACCCCAGCATCAACACGGGGGCGGTGAACCAGCTCGCCAGCGCATCGGGGGACGTCGACCGCCGTAACGCAACGAGGCTCGATCCGAACAAGGTCGGGAACCGGACGTACGACAGCCAGGGGTTTGCGACCAACCCCGATGGCTCGCGCATCACCGGCGGGACGTTCCTGCCGAAGCCGCCCGGCGACGGTTGGGAATGGGTCGCTGCGCTGAACCAAGGGTACCCCTACGGGGGCTATTGGAAGCGGGGCCAGGAGGTCTATACCGGGACGGGCCGAGGCAATGAACTGATCCACCCCGCC